GACAAAGCCTGGCAGAACGAGACGGCGACAACAAAGAAGATTGTTGCCGGGTCTCTACCAAGAAAGAATAGAAGTTCAAGATGTTGTTATCTTAAACAGCTGAAGTGGTTGAGCACAAAATCACAACGCAAAACCAACAAAAGAGAAGATTGACTAGCTAAAGCCAATCAGGAGTAGCCCCGGTACACTCGACCGAGACTCTCCAAGTGCTTGTGCAAACACTCTTAACAGGCGTAGCACCCCCGCCAGCGGGAGCGTACGCACGAACACCGGAATTTCCCAACCAAGCAACAGGCCCAGCATTGCGCCTGGGATCTTGTGCCAAGTCGGGTTCAAAACCCGACAAGGACATGTTGAAAACCTGATTGACCTGATGGTCAACAGATAATCCAAAAGTCTGCTTCCTGGGAACCGACATCACAATGGCAGCAGTGCTACCAGTTGCGGAATCCGTATCCTTACCGGAAGGGATCATAGCAACGAAGATGTGACCATTTGCATTCAAAGTGGACACAGATGCTCCGACGAGAGTGTCCTGACGACACTCGACGACCACCTCCTTTACAACCACGGAGGCGAATAAGGATCGGAGCGTGACGACTGCAGGAAAGTCTGCCAAATTGACTGCAGATCGCCAATCGGCAGTAGTGACCCCAAAGGTGTATTCGATGTTGAATCGATTGACACCTGGGGAGTCGCCAGCAACGGCAAGCGTTGACTCTTCCATACCAACAACCAAGAAATATACTCAGTTACGAAATCGGTGGAAGTTTGATACAAATACTCGAATATAGTACCAAGAGTATGATCAGAAGGTTGATTTCCAGCTGGATCCTTGGGCGGTACCACCTCAGGATGCTTGGAACGAAGATACTTGGCTTGACCTTCGTTGGACAGAAGTGAATTCACAACACGTCCGTCGTAGGTACCAAGAATAACACACACGTCCCTCTTGTGCTGCAAATCACCCAGAACAGCTAGGAAGAACTTTTCGTTGTTCTTCGGTGCTGACTGCATCTCGCATCACTTTATACTCGGTCAGACCAACAACCGCCCAAGCATGATCAACAGAAAGCCAAACGCCCCTAGACAAGAAATCATTCTGTCGCCCTCGCACAAGATGGCAAGGAATACCACGTGACACCAACCTCGCCTGGACAACTTCAACCGTTTCATGCCTGAGGCTTGAAATGAAGGCTGTATCAGAAGAGAAAAAAGAAGAGGCATAAACAACACAATCGCTCGCATTGTCCAGCTTCACCAACTTGTCCCTCTCCTCCAACTCGGTCGTGGCAACTAGTTCGTAAAACAGTGACCTGTCCCTGAGAGAATGATACATCTCCAAGGCGGAGAGCGGGAACTCAGGCTCAAAGTCACCATAAGCAACCACGACATAATTACGCATAATGTCATAATTAGTCTGAGTTAATGGAACGTACCGATCGTAGAAACTGGTGGCAAGCTCCTTGACACGCTCAATATCAGTCGTTCGTTTGACAAGTATCTTACAAATCATACGAACTGGGTCAGGGACCAAATCGTCAGGCAGCACAAAACGCCCGGCATGATACGGCGGCTTGTCATAGTCGGTCGTCAGCTGTGTGGCCCGGACCTCAGGCACAACAACAGGCAAGACAGGGAGATGTTGATCCATGATGAAATCATCACCTTTTGCAACGAAATTGGCCCCCCTCATAGAAGGACCAAACCTCTCAAGCATGACAGTGAGCAACTCCACTATGTTCCGTATCAAAGTAAACGGATCGCCCGAGCCGAGATTGTACTCAGCTTCCCCACGATAAAGCCCAGCCTTCATCGAGGCATACGGGTACTTGGAACTGTGTAACTCGTACAAGTCACACAAGTCAGAAGGAACCCCCATGTCCTTCATCAGGGTACAAAACAGGCGCAACGTCACAGGCGTATGTGAGGTATCTTGCCTCTTGACGTCGGCTTGAAAGTTCAAATTGGTGAAGGACGTCGTCAGTCCCAAGCGACGTAACTCCCTGGCCAACTCCTTGTCCGAATAACCAGAGTCGAGTATTGCGCCGGGGCGCATGCAAAGCCTGAGATTCCTCAGAAACATTTTACTCCAGGGACCGAACATTGCATTGAAATCAGCAGGAGACGCAAGAACAGTCTGACCGTAATTCTCCTCCAAAGCAAAAGAACGTTTCAGCTTGACCTTCACCTGCGTCTTAAGGAAGCCCTGAGACCTGACACTGAAAGCAGTCAACCCATAAGGATCCGAAGATGCTAACTTACCAGCGAAACTGGTGGTTCTGCCGTCAGCCCATTCTGCAGCTGAGGGTTGCAGAGAAAGTGGTCGCTCCCCTTCAGGCAACATGTAGCAAGACTTGAACATCTCGTACAAACCGTCGGCGGAGCGTCTCAACCTCTCCCTATCACGATCAAAAGCCCTGGGAAGAGCCGTACGTTCGATGACATTTTTCTGATCCAACAGCTCGTCCTTGCTATCCTGCAGTACGGCGAGTCGATTGAGGCCCGGGAAGCTAGTAGTTAACGCAGGATGCTCCAAAAGACCCGGACGTCGAATGGAATGCAAACCCTTAGCTTCATTGTAGACTGGAAACCTGACGGCATCCGTTTCAACATACGGTCTCTCCGACCCTGCCAACCGCAAGGTGGTGGCAGAAAAGACCTCCGAGGCATGAGAAACAGAGTGACTCAACTTGTGCCAAGGCCGCCAATCTTCCAGAACAGCTCCAACCCGCTTGAACTTGAACAGTTGCGGCCAACCGCCGCGCTGCTGGATCACCTCAAGCACACTAGAACTCGAAGTAATGGGTTCACAAACTTGCATTGGCGCTTCGAAACGCTCCCGGTGCACAGTCATGGCCAAACGACCCTCAACAGTCGCTTGGTGCCCAAACTGCAGTCCTTCAAGAAGTCTCAGATCGAATTGGTCACAACACCATAGCATAGTTTTCGAGTGCCTAGACACAGCGACATAGAACAAGCCACGCTGATCAGCAAACCAGCGTTCCGCCCTGGTTCGTCGACTGGTTAGCAGACAAGAATGTTCGCACCTAAGGCCTTGCGTCCGTGACACGGAAAGCCAATTCTCTTCTTGTCCTTCCTCAAAACCAACCATTTCATCCGACAGCGTGTCCCAGTTAAGTTCTGGACCCGCACGATCCTTGAAGACGAGGACGGAGTCTTTGCCAAACGCATCCAGTATGGTCTCCCGCTCCTCCAGGACATCCTTCTGAGTCGCGTAGATGGAGTGTATCTTCAGGCTCCTTGTCTGGAAAAAAGCAGCATCTGGGTCGCCATCGGCAGCCCAGACTGCCACCTTCAAAGCATCAACTGGCATGGTGTTAGAGACACACATCCTAAGAGTCGGAAGCCCCAGCGATGCAAAGTCTGAGAAAGAGATCTCACCTCCATCCTCATACTGTTGCATCCTATCACCGAGAAGCAGCACCTTCGTCGATTGTTGCGCGGCCTTCCAAAGAAACGCATGCATTTCACTTTTCGTGTAAGCATACGCTTCATCGATAACGAGGATTGATCGCCCACGAAGCGTCGCCAAACTCAACTTATGCCGTGTGACAACGCTGCCGAGCTTGTAAGACCTCCACTCCTTGGCAAGCGTCCTTGTCGGCACAACAATTGCGCACGACACTTTGTCAGCGGCCAGAAAAGCTCTGACGGTCGAGCTCTTTGCTGACCCGGCTATACCGTCCACAAGCAATGAAGGTTTGGCCAACTGATCCCCTGCCCCAACCTCGGCATGAAAGCTCTGTTCAAGCTGCTCCATGGGTGAATCCGAAGTGACAGGTGAGGGGACCCAGCGCGGGAAAGCATGTGAACTTTGAATCTTGACTAGGTCAACAGCAACCGAAAGTCGCACCAAATGAGACGCCCCAGCATCAGGCGCATAGATCACAGAACCGTTGCTCAACGCACGACACAATGAATCCTCACTAATGTGCGCAGCAGAAAACGCCTTCTGCGACCTACTGCCCGCATCATCAAATGAAGGAAAGCCCAAAGGGTTGAAAGCAGACGAATCCATAAGCTCAGCCACGTCTTGTTCAGACACAATGAGCTGTTGCCTGAGAGGTGAAGGTTTAAAACCTGTGAATGACCCAGAAGAACTTTCATAAGTCGGCCGCACCCACCTGACCAACCTTGAAATCACGCCACCACCCACGTGCTCTTCTGCGGAAAGATCTTCAGAAGAATCCTCCTCATTCAGCCTTTCACCGGTTTCATAGCCTTCGTCACGAACAGCGTCAGCCTGGAAACCGCCGGGATCACCGCCCGACGGGGATACAATTTGCCCTAATAAGTCCGGGAAAGGCTTGGCCACTCCCCAACCACGCTCTTGTAAAGAAGTCCAATGCGTGACAGGCACATAGTCATTTGCACCCCTCTGAGCGATCGTCGGCAAACGGCGATCACTCTGCCAACCGAAGAACTTCTTGTAACCTTCTAAGACTGAATCATACCAGCTGCGAGTGGCTCGACTGTCAAAGTGAGCTCTAAGGTTGTGCATCATGGTCAGCGCGTCAGACTTGTCAACACCGGCACAAATGACAGCATGTATCATGGTGCTGGAAAACTGGGAGTGGGTCTGCTCCCACGACCGCTCCAAAACAGTACCACCGATCTTGATCTGGGCCTCAAGACCCAGCATTCGCCCAGCGGTAGCTTCGACGACATTCTTTGCACCAGATAACTGGAGCACAAACTTCACCGTCTGGTCAAATTTTTGTGCCGGCACAGTGTACCAATTGACCCCGCCCGAACGACTGAGTTCGTGCAACACATAATAGCCCGCATCAGGCATCTTCCAGATAGTCTCGTAGGACTCTTGGTGACCCACGCCAATATCGATTTCCAAGAGGTATGAAGAACCGACATGGGCTACTGTCGAAATCGTGCAGTCATAACCGGTTAGGCAATCGTGAGGCCGCACCCAACTCATAGTGGTTGAGAAAGAATTGCCATAGCCAGCCACAGGCATGCCAAGTGGTGTCATGTACAAGGCATCGCCCCTACGGGTGTACCTGCAGTTCAACACTTGGTCATCCCACTCACTAACACGATCGTCCATCATGATCACAGGTATGTTAAGGACGACAAAAGCCTTGGTGATCGAAGACTCAATCATTGTGCTGAGAAAATCCGTCTTGGCAATGTCTTGAGCCGAATAAATCGACACGGCAACATTACCTGACAGATCGCCGAGGGCTGAGAACTTTTCATGTCTAGTAACCGACTTGAAAAACTGCCTCTGGACCACGGTCCCTTTCTGTCGGTAACGCGACTCATCACGGCCAGAAGTCAGCGGCGCAAAGTTTACCTTTACACCCGGTATCTTCGAAGCCTGCCTGACACTCCCACCAATCAACACCACACCCGTCATCCCGTCACAAGAGACGACTTGCCTGGCAATGATCATCTCAAAGCCACGGCGGACAGCCCAAAGTTCAGGATGTGAATGGGACCTATTCACAATCTTGAAATAAAACTCAGGCATCCCTCGCTGTATGTGTTGTGCTGAGTCGTCAGAAATGGTCGCTGGCAACAAAATCACTGTCTTGTTGTTGCTAGCAATATTCTGAAGAAGCGGTGGTATGATCGCATTCACCAAAGCCCTCTGCGCCGCCGTATCATCCTTAAACCCGTTGAAATCTCTCCTGACAGAAAAGAAGAACGGGTCAACTCTGACGACCTGAGTGTGTGTCACAACATCATAGGCCTGATCAGAAAGGTGAGCGCCAAGCGCCAAAAGGTGGCGCGCTCTCGATAAGACACGAGAGCCGTCCGAACGCTCAAAACGCTCACGCCCCAACTTGATAGACTCCCTGTCTTCGTAATACCAGTCTAGAGCCAAACCACACGCAGCTAGCAAGGTTGCACTGACCAACCCGCCTGCGGCAACAGTAGCGGCAATCTTTACCGCCGGCAGGGCTGCAGCAGCAAGAACCCCAGAGGCCCATCGAGCTAAAGGAACCCCACGTTCAACCGCTAAGGCCAACGCCTCGTCAACCTTGCTCGATGACACGCCCACAGCCCTACAGAACGCCTTCGCGGGAGCCGTAGCATCAGCGCGCCACACATTGAAAATCTCACGTCTACGGCGCTTCTCAAGACTGAGCGAAATGCCCCGCTTGAATGCCAGCCCAGCCATGGCCAACAACCTTGCCTGCTTGACATCTTCATCTTCTTCCGCCTCCATAGCCTCCTCAAAGATGGCAGTGTCCCAAGGTTCATCACCAAACACCAATTCAGACGCAAGACGCGCGGCGGCCACAGACTCGCGTTCGGTGGCCCAACGTGAAGCGAGCATCTTCACGACTGTCGCGAAAGTGCCGCGAGCCACCTCAGAAAAACCACCCCTAGAATGGACCTCTTCCATGTAATCACCCATCTTGGCATAATTCTCAGCCGCGTCAGCATTGAAGCTATTAGTGTCACGGAGAACATCCAGGGCAAATTCTTCGACTTGACCAGTAATCTCAGCTCCCCTGCCAACCAGTTCTGAGACGAGTATACCGAGCCCAAGACCTGAACCCTTATACTTGTGATAAATCTCTACGGGATCAGCAGGAGAATTCTCGGCATGTAGTGCCAGCACCACACCGCCTAGAGTTACCTCTGAAACCGCAGAGATATTTGCAGAGCCGACGTTCATCTGAGGTCTGTCATCAACTCTGGAACTCCACTGGCCAAATTCGTCATCCTCATCCTGCCAGCCTACCACATCATCAAAAGAGGGCAACACACCTAGGTCCGGTGGTGGCCCGTCGAACCACTGTGTGTAACACCTACCGGTGTCACACATAGCGGCCGCCATTGAAAACTAGCGCGCGTGGCGACGCTAACTGAAGGCGGATTACAGGCACAAGGCTGTAATGCGGTTCAG